CGGCCGAGGTAAACGCCCAAGTTGACACGGCTCTCTCGGACATAAATCTCGACCATTTGCTAGCCGTCGCCGATGCTGACGACGTGGTCAACGATTCCGTCATTGCAAAGCTGGCGGCATCCGATGGGGACTGGTCCGGGTTCGACAAAGGCACGGACGCCCTCGAAGCAATACGTGACAACCAAGCCGGGGCGGATGCGTCAGCCATAGCAGACGCGGTATGGGACGAGGCGAAAAGCGGGCATACCGCGGCCGGGTCATTCGGCGAAGAGGTCCAGGCGCATTCTTTGAGCACGGAGATTTCGGCGCTCAACGACCCAACCGCGGCCGCGATCCGGGCGGAGATTGATGCCAACAGCACACAACTGGCGGCCATTGTGGCGGACACGGACGAACTCCAAACGGACGACGTACCAGCGCTGATTGCCGCCCTGAATGACCCAACCGCGGCCGCGATCGCAGATGCGGTTTGGGACGAACTTTTGACTGGTGCAACGCACAACATAGCGACCAGCGCTGGTCGGCTACTCCGTGAAATCGCAGATACCGAGGTTTTGGTAGGCGAGACAACCGCACAAACGGGCGGGGCGCAAACAATAACCCTGGCGGCTGGTGCAAGCGCGATTGATGACTTTTACAATCAGACAATCTTAATCATTGTGTCGGGGACCGGGGCTGGTCAGGCGCGGACAATCTCGGACTATGACGGCACAACAAAGATAGCTACCGTTTGCATGGCTTGGGGTACAGAGCCGGACAATACCAGTGTTTACGTTATCCGAGGCATGGCATGTGTCGGCGTCCATGCAATGCAAAGCGGGGTCTATGATCTGATCAACGCCGAAGCGGACACGGCCCTAGCCGATTACGACGGCCCAACCAAAGCGGAGTTAGACAGCGGTTTTTCGGCGCTCAACGATCCAACGGCCGGCGCGATCGCAGACGCCGTGTGGGATGAAACCAGCGCGGGTCACACGGATGCAGGTAAAGCCGGTCAACAATTGTGGACCGACCTGGATGCGGTCCTAGCCGACACAAACGAAATCCAAGGGGACTTGGTGAACGGTGGGCGGTTGGATTTGCTCATTGACGCCATTCTCGCGGACACGGCCGAACTGCAGACCGATTGGGCTGACGGCGGGCGCCTGGATTTACTCATTGACGAATTGACCAGCCAGGGCGACACGAACGAAGGCAAATTGGATACCATCGATACAGTTGTTGACGCGATCCTGGTGGACTCGGCCGCGCTGGCCGATACGGCCATTTCCGAAATCACGGGGGCGGCTGACATTCCGGCGACGCCAACGCTCCGCCAAGCGGTGATGCTGGTCTATATGTGGTTGAGAAACAACACGCAGTCAACGGCCACCGAGCGGAGAATATTCAACGACGCCGGAACGGAAATCTTGGACGGGACCATGAGCGACGATGGAACCACATTCGCACAAGGCAAACTTGGGGACGCGTAAAAATGGCGATCGACACGCAGAACAAAAGGCGGTCAACGGTCGCGGTGCTCCCGGTCGCGGATGGCGCGATCGGGACTCAGGATCGGCCGCATGTTTGCTGGATATATGCCGGGTTGGTTATTGGTGCCTTGGCGGACTTGGTGGAATTCCCACTGACCGTAATTGTCAACCAATCACCAACGGTGGCCGCATTGTGTAACCCGTCCCCGTCTTATGACGTTACGGCGCAACCATCGCCAAGCATGAAAGTGAGGACACCATGAGCCTGAATGGCATTGTATCGGAAGATTACGGTCAAACGTTGGTATTGACCATAACGGACAAAGACACCGGGAACGCCGTTGACGTGTCCGGTTATACCACGTCAAAGAAAATCGTGCTGATCGATCCCAGCCGCAACAAAGCAGAAAAGAACGCCGCATTTGTCACCGATGGGTCAGATGGTCAAATCGAGTATACACTAGCTGACGGGGACATTGACGAACCGGGCCGCTGGGGAATACGGGCAAAGGTAGCTTCCGCCAATGCCATCTTGACCAGCGTAACGGAATGGTTCAACGTGGAATAATTGACCCATAGGACAGGAAAAGAAAACGGCCACCTTGAGCCTTGTCAAGGTGGCCGTTGTGGTATATTTCCGCCCGTTACCAAGTCAAATTCCACGCCAATGCAATTTAGACCGCGTTAGTTCTCTCTGATGACTACACGGTGCTAACAAGCGGAAAGACTGACATCAATCTTTCAATAGTCGTCCTTTCACTATTTTTGCCCAGCCGGCCGACATGACGCCGATCGCGTCCGCCTCGTCCGGTCGGGTTATTTTCCGTCCGGCGATTCCGCTGGCACCGATCAACCCGGCCGGCCCCTTGTGGGCACCGGACGCTTTGACTTGTGTAGCGGTCACCGTCACAAACCTGATTGAATGCAAAAATGCCTTGTACCGCGTGAAACCTTCGAGGGAGCCAAGCATCCGGTGGGTTGCCATGTTGCCACCACTGTTTCCGGTTGCGAGTTCGTATATTATGGCATGGACCGGACCCCATGAGGCGAGCCCAGCTTCCAGCCATCGGACATATTCGAACACACGATACCAACCAGGAAGTTTATCGGAAAATCTCTTAGTCCCGCTATCGGCATATTCGCCGTCAACGGCCGCGCACCAACCGGTTATAGTTGTACTCGCGTCAAGCGCTAGTAGATTCATTCCGCGCCCCGTCTATTTTTCCCTCGTCCGTTTTGATCCACTTCATGAGGATCGCAACCGCCCGCCGCCATTCCATGTCATCCGCAAAATTCTCCGCCGTGGTATGAATTGCGATACGCGAGCGGTCGTCATTGACACGGCAAAGCATGTAAACAGCCGGCCGGTGAATCGCGGGCGCTTCCTCGTCGTCCGGGTGCGGTACAAAATCACCAAACGCGCGGAGAATAACCCAACGCGGCGTTTCGTGGAGAACCATCAACCGCCCGTAATCCTTCCCGTCGATTTCAAACCGGCCGTTTTCATGCTCAATGAAATCGTGCCATTCCAAGATGGTCCTGCGGTATGTGTCGAATCCCGCTTTTACATGGTGTTCACTCTTCTTCATCGTCGTCCCCTTCGCTAATTATTGCGGCAAAAATCTTTTCATTGGCCGCGCTCAACCCAGACTCGAACCGCACGAGCGCTTTCATGCGCTCATCGGGATCGGTGATCTCGAGTATGGATTCCTCGAGTTTGTTACAGAATTCGAGCAATTTGTCCGGGGAAAGTTCGCGCCAATTCTCTAGCCGTTGCAGTTTACTCCGAACGCGGATCAACAAACGCTCTTGTTCCCGCTCGTGCTCAATGTCGCCCAGCCATTCATCCAGGTTCTCATAGCAATGGTTTCGACACGTCAAAAGCGCGGCGTCGATAATGTCCGCGGCGCTTTCGTTTGGCTCCACGGTTACCGTCAAAGTTACGCTGGCATCGGCGTGACCGAATTCATATGGATGACTCCGCTTTTCGTGCGTTGTTACAACGACCTCAGTAATATAGCCCATTATGATTCTCCTTGCATGTTTGGCATTTCGTCCCATGTGCGGCCGGTCCATTCGATCGCGGTCGCCATTAGAAACGGTTCCCGCCGCCGCTGTTCAGTCCATCGAGTTCGGCTAAAATCTTGGCATATGCACCGCCCCAGCGAAGTCGGCCGTCTGGCCCTTCGTCTGGCAATTGCCCGGACATTTTGAGCATCATGTCTGCAACGCCGAAATTCAGCGGTGATTGGCAAGCGGCACTCATGTAGAATATTGCCGTTGTCGCCAATTTCGGGCGGTCGCGGTACGGCAAAGCGTGAAAATCCTCGGTCACCAATTCAATGCTGAGAGTAGCCGGGAAAAGCGGGGGTTCCGGGAGCGGTTTCCAGCCAATGACCTTATATTGGGAACAGGTTCCTGGCATGTCGCCATCGAGTGCATATTGCCAACCGCCGCCTCTTAGTTTTCCAGCAACGCTGAATCGGCGGCCGGTTGGCAAGTGTTCAATAGCAATAATCAGCATTTCCGTGTTCGGTGATAATTTCTCAGTCGAAACGTTCCAGTCATCATTTTTCATCGCAAATCTCCTTTGTGTGTTATTTTGCCCAGACCATGCCGTCTGTGTCCGGGTCATTCATCCCGTACCATTCGTCAAGCGCTCGATCGGTGCATTGGGGACATTCGCAACCCCAAGGTGGCTCCGTGCCGCAAATCGAGCAATGGTAACGCGATTCCTCATAATGCCCGCATGTGCAGAGCCAGCCATATTGAGGCATTATGACGCAAGCCGCCCCGACAATTTGAGCCGATAATCCGGGACCCCGGTCAAGTCAACCATGAGCCCGGGCGGGGCCATTTGTTGGAGCCGTGACCATGCCCGCGGCCCAATGTAGCGACCGAATTCTCCGCCGTCCCGGTCCAGGGTGAGGTTCGTGGAAACCAGCAAACCGCGTTGACGCTCATAGCACCAATTGACGATCGAATAATACCGCATGGCGATCTCGTGCCCTTGCATGTCCGCGGCAATGTATGGTAACGTCCCCTCGGTCCCCACGTCATCGATCGCGATTACATCCGCGTCACCAAATAGCCCGCCCGGGTTGGTGTTTTTCACGAGGCGGATCAGCTTTTTCGCCTCGTAGAATCGACCAGTGAAACCAACCGGGACCCCGTCCACGGTGTAACAATTGCAATGCAAAAGCGCCTTCAACATGTGCGTTTTACCAACGCCCTTACCCGTCGCCCGTTCGTCACGGTATGCGGCCGCCAGAACCAACGAGAGGCGACGGTTGCCACCAGTCGCTTTTTGACGCTTCCAGCGTTGCGCGGCCGCTACCGCCTCGCGGACCAACGGATGCCAGGAAACGTCAATTTCCGAGAGCAATATCCGCTTCATTGGTTGCACCGCGTTTGCGTTGCATGTATCGGTCGTGACCAATGTATCCTGGTTAACCATTAAAAAACACCGCCTTTGTGTTGTCTGTCGATCGGTCGCCCGTTATGGCCCGGTGGGAGCCGCCCCGGTTTGTCATCATAATTCCCGGCGAGGCACCGATCGTAATGATCATCATTCCGCAAAAACCATCCTAAATCGAACCATGGAGCGGTTTGCAAAAAACTGGACTGGGACGCCCGCTCCAATGCGCCCTGCCAGTTCTCTCGGAAATGATCGGACCGCCAACGGGTGCGGACTTTTCCCTGCAGGGTTTTGTTCACCGCCCGCGGTTGCCGTTTTTCCGGGAATAATGCGATCCACGTTTGCCGAATTTCCTGGTAAGCGGCGGTGGTTTGATCATGTGGAACCGTCGAAGTATCCGGTTGAGGGATATCCGTCTCGCGTGTTTTTTGCGGTAATTCACTTCTATTCCCTTCTCTTCTCTTCTCTTCTCTTATGCCGTCAATTTCGCGGCATTCATCCGGCATTGGTCCGTCATCGTTCCGGCATTCGTCCGGCATACCAAACCCAGGCGGGTCCGTTGGTGCGGCCGGTGTGGATTGTGCTCCTGGTGGGGGCGGTATGTTGCTTTCCGGTTCCCGTTCCTTTCTGAGCCCGGGTTGGTTCTTGTCGAACCGTAAAAACGATATCCACCAATCGCCGCTCGCCTCGTAATGTTCGACCAGACCGAGATCGACCCATTCCTGGATGAATGACTTTACGTGTTCCGTTGTTACGTCATCGCGCCTGGGAAACAGCATAGAACGCACGAGGGCCGGATCGCCATGGGTCCGGCCCTCTCGGTCTGCAAATGTGACTAACCACGTAAACGCAAGGCGGCTGGTGTCGTTTGACATGTCATGGATCGCCTTGTCGCGCGTGATCGCGTTGGTGATGATTCTACCTCGTGCCATTGGTTGAACTCCCGGAAAACAAACCAACCGCCCCGGACCGGTTCTGCGGGGTGTCAACGCCGGCAAAAAACGACGGAGATCGGGGCGGTTGGTCTATTGATGTGATGTGGCTTTGTCTAATAATCATTTCCGTTTTTTGGGTCCCGACGTTGACAGAAACATTTTACACTAACTCACGGAATAAGCCAAGGGCGCTTTGACAAACCGGCCGTTTGCATCGCGTTGCGCGGAATGGGATCGGGTAACGCCGCCCCGGCGGTGAAAATCCGGGCAACGGTCGAGCGCCGCCCGATATCCGCGGGTCCCGGCCGTTCTGGCCAATGCGCCCCACCGCACAAAATCACCCCGTTCTTTGTGATATTTGACATGACAATCCTGATGCACCAGGACCGTCGTCTCGGGATCGTTTTCCCGGTCAGGGTGGTGGTAATTGGTTTTCTGCCCGTCAATAATGGGCTCGCCGCACAGTTGACATATTTCTGTCATTTTACGAACCCCGCCCCGTTGCATGTTTGGCATTCGCCTCGCCCATGGCACAGCGGGCAAATATGCGGAAAGTGATCCCATTCCCAAATTCCCTGGAGTCCGCGAGCGGGAATTGGTTCCTTGAGCGGTTTGGCGTTTGTGAGGTACCACATGAACCGGCCGGGGGAATAGTCGCCCCAAAGCCGCTCACTGAACATTGGGAGATTGTGCAGTTGCACTTTATCGACATGGACGATATCAGCGACGGCGACGATTACGCCGCGCGGGAGTTCGGACAATTTGAGCCCTGCCAATTCGGCGATGTTTCGACTCTCGCTCGTGGTCCCCTTACCGGCGTGAATCGCCAACGGTCCGCGGTAATACGTGTTCCAGGATCGTGTTTCGATGTTTTTCTTTCCAAGGGCAATGAGGCTCGCCCATGGTTGGTATAGGGTTATGGCTTTCATTTTGCATTCTCCAAGTGCTCAATCATTTTTTTACCCAGCCATCTGGTATATGCCGGGGGGATAGCCTGGGCGAGTTCGTTCCGTGTCATCCAGTTTATTCCCATTGCGATCTTGCCGTCCTCATTTATGAAATTGTGACCCGTGACACAGATAGCAGTTGCGCCGTTTGAGAATGACGACCTCTGCCGGTGGCTTGCCGTGGTCAAGTGTTTGCAACGACACGCGGCCGGGGAAAATACAATCTCGGGCCAACATTCAAACCAGCGATGCCGGATCAGCGGCAATCCAAACATGGTGCCGCACAGCATCACATGGTTTTCAAGCGGGGCGCCTGGTACGTTTTCGATGATATACGGCCGGCCGGTTTCCCGTAACATGTTACGGAGAGCGGCGATCGGCGGGGGTTCGCGGTCCTTCGTGTTCGGCAAATGGCGCGTTTGGCTGAATGTCTGACACGGGGGCGAAGCGTGGATTAATTCGGCTTGGCCGCCGAATTGAGCCAGGAAATCGAGGGCGTCGCCCTGTACGAACTTGAACGGGTAATTTGGCTGGGGGTGAATGTCAACCCCCAGCACATCGTTGAATCCAGCCTGATGGTAACCCATCGCCGCCCCACCAGCGCCACAATACAAATCCAGTAGTCTCATGCGATGAACCGCAACACCATTGCGGCGATAATGCAAATTTGCACGAGACAAACAATCACCAGCGCGGTAAAGCATCCGGGACGCGGATCGGGTTCCGGTTGGTATATGGTCATTTCTCACCTCGTCAGCAGAATGAACGAAATCTCAAGTAACACGCAAACACAAATGATTGACAAACAACATCCGACAAGGGCAACCCGTCTTCGTGTGCTCATGTGCGATAAATCTCCAATATGTAGGGTTGGTCACTAATCGCCTGCACCATGTTCGACGCCGGCCGCTCGCACATGGCCCAGGCATATGGGGATAATCTCATGAGGGTTGTGCAAGTCTCCCAATGCGGACAGCGCTCGTTGCATGACCGGCGAATGCCGAACGCGGGCGCGAGGTTTGGGTGCAAATCACGCCGTTCGATCGGGGTGTAGTCGTGTATCATTGGAACGTTGGGATTTCGGGACAATCCCAGCATTCGCGTTCTGTCACCAACGAACCCGCGAGATATTCCCATATGTTTAGCGATTGCGTTTTTTGTGTAGCCCTGTTCCAGCATGTCCGCCAATTCGGCTGGGTCACATTTGGCGCAAAGTTCGACGTGTCGATTAAATGCGCCCTTATTGATCAACCGATCGCAATGCGGGCACCGTTTGAAGTATGCCGCCATTAGCTGGTTTCCTTCAGCGTTTTTATGCTGATGGTTGGATCGACGTTTTTAATTCTACGGAAGTTGAAAATCTCGGGGTGCGTTTGACCGTACCGCGTCAGCCCAGCCGTGTCCCATGTGATCCTTTGCGAACCGGCCCGGATCGTGACCTCGACCCCGGCGAACGTGATGGCTTGCCAACCGTTAAGGGTTAGTGCCTTGATGGTCGCCCGGAGTTCTTTTTGTTCCGCCAGAAGCGGTTTCAGTTTGCGTTGCAGAATCGAATATTCCGTCAGCGCGAGTTGAAGTTGCTCCTCGATCGTCGTCGTCATTCTCGGTTTGTCGTTCTGTTGATCCATCCTGATTTCTCCTTCGTCGTTCGAGTAATTCTGCTTGGTGGATTACGATCGCCAATTCCAGGATTTTCATTTTTAGCCGGATTATTCGCACCGCGTCACCGTCGAGCACCGGGGTTGCGGCCGATATGCCATCAACGGCCAATTGTGCCAATTTGTGCTGAGTTGTGTAATCGATGATTTGCGCCACAATCTCGGCGTCTGTCATGGTGTCGAATGGGTTATGAGATTCTGACATGGACCCCAAGCTCCCGCAATTTTTCTGCCATGTCCGATCGCAATTGGACCTTCTCGGCGTGTTCCTGGTCGGTTTGGAACGAGGATGGTTGACCGCGGCCAACGCGTCTGGCGTCCTCATAAAGTGCAAAATCAACATTGATGAAAGCCGCGAGCAATTGGCCGCGGGTGACCGGTTCACTTTTTTCGCTCATGGTACAACAATCTCCGTAACGGTGACTTGGGTAAAGCCGTAGTCAATATACGCTTTTCGTAACCGTTTGACGAATTGCGCGAGTTCGTGATCTGTGACAGAATCGTCAAAGGTTGCCGTTGCGGTGCTCTCGTATGGTAGGGCACCAATGGCACCGGCCGGTATAGGTGGGTATCCGTTCACTTTGTATTTTCGTTTCATCATGCCACCATGACGGCCGGCAAAACGATCGAGCCGTTTGCCATGATAAAGCAGGTGGCGGCCAATGCGACCAGGACGGCCACAATTCCGCCCCGGACCAATTGCCCGAATGCAACCCGAAAGCCGGGGCGGCGTGGGTGCGGAAATGTTTCTGTTGCCCAGTCGGGGGCGGGTTCGTCATCGGAATATACTCCGCGCACCGTTACCTTACCATCTGGCCGTTGGCTCAATGCAACCGCGCGGCCGTCAATTCGTGCAACCTGTTCACCCATCACGTAATTGTCTGACATGGTTTCTCCTTTCGAACCAATCTGGTCTATGCCTAACAAAAACTCGATATCCCAAAAAAGTCACGTCTCTCTCGATGGTGTTCGGTGGCGGTTCAACCCCGGCCGGGATTAGGTAAATCTCGGCCGGGAATGTAACCGCGATCCGGTATTGGTCCAATGGGTCTGCCAATCCGCTCAAAACAACCTCTGCTGAACCGGTGACATTGCAACCCGAACATTTAGCTCGGGTTCGTCGATCAATTCCATGAGTAACGTAATCGCGTTCAGGCCCCGGTATTGGTGGATCAACGTGAATGTCACGAACTCTGGATTTTCGCCGGTCAACCATACCGCTTCTGGATCGGACGGCCGCGCGGTTTCCAATTCGGCGACTCCCTCAATACGGAACGAATCACGCGCGGGGACTTGGTAATATACGCGGCATTCTCCGGCGTCCTGGACCGAAGTCACCTTTACCTTGTCCGGGAGACGGTACGCTTTGATTTTCACAATGAACACCATTTCGTTTCTGAGCGCTTTGAATGTGACGGTAGCGGTTCCCTGGAACGCCAGGAGCCCGTCCGGGGTTTCGTAGTTGTCCGGTTGGGGTTCCGGGTCCGGTAAATCGCCAACGTTCACCAATTCACCGGTTACAACCACTAACTCGCCATCGCCAGAGACTTTGACCAATTCAGTCCCGTTTTCGTTTTCGTCAGTCATTTCTATTCCTCTTCGTCTTTGGCTTTTTCGGACTGGTGGAATTCCAGCACGGTCCAGATTTGCGTTGCGTTCAGGCCAATTCCGACCCAGTTCTTACCCAACCGCTTTTTGAGCGCCCCGGTGATATGGAACGCGTTAGAGAATCCCAGGTCTGCACACGCCGCTTCTTGAAACGATCCGTCTTTGAATGTTAGGGTTTCCAGGTCTGGATTTTCGGCCAATTCAGCAATGAACTGCAGATTTTCCGGCAATTGTTCCAGGTCTATTCTCGGCGTGACCTTCTGCCGCGGTTGCGGTTTTGCGGCCGGTTCCGGGTCTGGTTCGTTGATTTCACCATCGATGATGTCAGAATCGACGGCGGCCGGCTGGGTCGGCATTGGGGCGTCAAAAAGGGTATTGTTCAATTCGTCCAGGTCTACGTGGTCCCCGGTCTGTTCCCGTTCGGCCCGCATTTCCCTAAGTCGGGCGCGTCTGTATGCCCAACCCTCGCGCTCGCCGGGTGGGTAATCGTCCAACCCGTCCCAGTCCTGCGCGATCGTTTTGACGGCTTGGGCATCAGGCGGGTCGATTTCCCAGGATTTCTTGGCGAGTTCTTTGATCGATGGTGCGCCGTGCGAAATGTTGAGGGCGTTTTTCATGGCCCGCTTTCGTGCTACCTGGTCCCAGGTCCAGCCAGTCGGGGGTTTGTTGGGTGCACCGCTGTTTGTCGTCATGTCATCCTTGGTGACGACGCCAACGGCCGCGCTGGCCGTCAGTTCGAATGCCTCGCGGAATGTTGCACCGAGTTCGATGAAATCCTTCATCATGTCGCGGCGATCGTCGCGGAGAATCCAGCACCGATATTTGTGGACTTCATCGCCCTCAACCCCAATCGGTTCGTATTTGTCGGAATATGGCGCTTTGTCCCGTGCCCAACGAGCCAGCGATTTGTACCCGTCAACGATCACCAGTTGACCGCCGCGGCCCTTGTAGAAATAGACTTCTCCGCGGAACGGATTCAGCCCCATGGCGACGGAATACTGAGCGGCCGCCATCAGTTGATTATCGTCAAGTCTGTTCCCGCCCGGAAGCATCACCTTGAATCGGTTCGCCAGCGCGGTGATTTCCTCGCGCTTTCCCCATTCCTCGGGGGCGTCCGGTTTTACCAATGCGGACCCGTCCGCGGTTGCCAATATGGTTTGTTCGTCAGCTTTTCCCATTGTAAATCTCCTTCAATATTTCCGCCTTGGCAAGCGCGAAGGCGGTTTTTATGCTGATTGTCCGTTCATATTTGACAATCAAATCACGCATAAGCAAAGAAATGTGAAACATGCACCGGGCCTGGTGCAAAAGGTCGCGGTTGAATTTGACGCCGCTTTTCCATGCGCTGTCATAGTCAATCATCGCCCCATGCCATGATGTCGGGGGCAATTCAGACCAATCGGCGAACGTGACCGATTCGACGCACAGAACGTAAGCCTGGGCGTTTGGGTACGTTTCGCGCGGGTCAACGTATGCCGGTTCTGACTCAATGATCAGTCTACTCTTCGGCATTTCGATCGGCCCATTCATCGAGGATTCGCCGCACAACCTCGCTAAAATTCACGAGGCGATGCTTTGCCTGGTACGCGTCCAAAAGTTCACGTTGTTCCGGCCGGATCGACGCGGTGATCACAACCGTTTTCTTGCCGTCTTTCGGTTCCATTTCATTCTCCTTTGTTGTGCCCAATAACGATTACTGACAATTATAACCCTGAACCGTCGTCAAAGCAAGCGGCCGGCCCGGGCGGATCGCCCGCCCGGACTGGACCTAATCGCCGCTCGGCCAAATATAACGCCCTGATCGCCCATTCGGCAGCTTCCGTTTTGTTGGCCGCCCCGGCATGGGTTACCAACCATTCCAGCCGCTCGATCGTTTGTGCGCTGAATCGCATGTTGACCTGTTTCTTGGGGGTTTGTTTTTGGTTCGTCATTTTGCCACCTCGCTGGGTCGAACTTTCATGCACCGATCGCAACGCTCCGCCCCGCGTCCGCATGGCCGCCATTGGTGGCCGTGAATGCGACACGCGAGCCTGCGTACCAAGTCCTCAATGATGAGCCATGCGGTCAACGGCAAAACCGCTGGTTTGCGCTGGCCGCGTGACTGGTAGCTTATGTGGACCCGTTCGATTTGTGCTTCCATTCGCATGTCTGCTAAATATGCGCGGGGTCCACGTCGATCCGTTTTCATGAGGTGGGCGCGGTCCCAATTGAGCCGCTTCATTGTGTGTCTATTGTTCATGTCAAACTCTCCCTCATTTCGGCAATTGCGGTGCACCAAATATCAGCACCGTTCCGATTGTGCGAATAGGTTCGATGGTGGAAATCATTATCAGCAAAATCAAACCAGAATTTGCCCGTGAAAAAGTCGAGGATTCGCCGACATTCACTGTTTGAGATTCGCTCGCCATTGAGCGACGCGCTGGAAATGTTACCCGTATTGTATCGCGTCCATTCGAGCCCGTAATCATTGGCGATGTATGCGCCCTCGAAATAGACGCGGCATTTACCGTGCTTTTCCCATAGTTTGCCGCCAAATGTTTTTGTCAAAATTCTGATGGTTTCCTGTTTGTCCATTGTCCGATCTCCTTTGTGGTGGGGCGGGCCGGAGCCCGCCCCGATTTGATTAGAATTCCAGTTCTTATTCTTGCGATTTCTCGAAGCCGCCAACCTCGATTAGGTGCTGGTCGTTTGCGAGCCATCGGCGATAAATCCCGATCCGCCCGGGCCGGTTCAATTGGTCGTGTGCGTTGTTCCGCGCTTCGTCCTCATTGTCGCCCCAAATTTTCATTACGCTTCTTGTTTTTGTGACCATGACCCGATAAATTTTCATTTCGTCTCCCTGTGTTTTGTGTTCGCCGTTATTTGTAACAATTATAAAGGAGTGTATATACATTGTCAAGCGGAAAGCGGACCAATTCGGGATCAATTTCCGGGTTTGGCGGCGTGTTTTGTTGACATAGGTTCCGGTTGTCGGCTATACTAAAACCGTCGTTATTTCGAAATCGAGGAGGGCGTCAAATGTTGAACGCGTGGAAAAATCTATTAAAAAGCCGGAAGTTCTGGCTTGCCGTTGTGGGGGTCGTGCAGTCGATCCTTTTTCATTTTATGCCGGACTTCCCTGATGGGGTTTGGGTGTCGGTTAACGCGTTGATCGCGATTCTGATTGGTGCGATCGCATATGAGGACGCGGCCGCCAAGCGGTCGGGTCGGTGGCCGGCTGAGTAGGATGTTGTGGGGGGTTTGACCAATGACGCCAACACCAACACCGGATATCAGCGCGGTTGACATTGGGGCGATCGCGTTGGTTCTGATTCTTGTACTTGAGCGGATTTTCTCATTTCTCAAGCCAATCTTGGATGAACGACGAATGACAGCGAGCGACAACAACAACGGAAATGGCCGGGTGACATTGGCGGAAATCAAAAGGGATATTGCTCACGTTACCGAGAAATTATTGAATATCGAAGATATCCAGCGGGAGTATGTTCGGGAATGCAAAAAGCGTGATGAGCGGCTGGTTATAATTGAACGCTGGATGGCCGTGCATGACGCGCGGGTTGCGGCCAGGGCGGCCGCGGAGAAATCAGGGATTGAAACACAAGGAGATTAGCCATGCGCGGATTAGCGGGAGTTCATGTCACACACGGGCCGCGAGACGGTTTCGGGGAATGGTTGACCAAAGCGAGCCCTACGGTTGTTTTTGCGGTTGACCAGGATGTTTACGATGAAGTGAAAACGGCCGATTCCAGGAATGTTGTCATATTTCGCCACCGGCCGCTTGGTATGGATGGTCCCACAATTGGGACCCCGGCCGCTAATTGGTGGGCGCTCGTTTGGCCGGTGTACCAGGCAAACCGGGCGGATTTGTACGGGTTGACCAATGAGCTTGATCCGCCATTCGATGCGCTCATTAGTCCAATGGCGGCGCTACCAAATCCGCTGACTGGCGAGCGTGTCCGGGCGTTGCCATTGCGGCCGCTTGAGAATTTTGGGACCGCAGAGGAATTCGAGCAGAACGCGAACTGGTACCGAACATTCAACCTCGACTCGATCGCCTTGGCGAACGGTCACGGCGTCAAGCTGTGTCTTTATAACTGGTCCTATGGGACCCCATCGGACGACGGCGGGTATACAGCCGAGGAACGGTATGCAACGCAGATAGACGTGTTCCGGGCTGCCCAGGCCGGTGGGCATTGCATCGGTTTCCACGAATACGGGCCAACCGGTCTGGCTTGCGATGCTGGTCCGTCATTTGTAACGCGGTACCGCCGTTTCCTGACTTGGTGCTCGCAGAATGGGTTGGATGATCTCAGGATCGCAATTACCGAATTTGGGCAATATGGCGGCTATGGGTTTCACGGCGTCGCGGAAATGATGCAGGACGTGCGATGGTACACCGATGAAATCCGACATGACGAACAAGTGATGGGTCATTGTTACTGGACGCTGGGCGACTGGAACGGCGCGAATTGCCAGGACGGGTTGCCCGAGTATGGCGCGTGGGCTGAACAGAACCCAGCGCCGAGTGACGATCCGGTCACGCCGCCCGAGGTTCCCAGTGATTATTTCGATATGTTGGATTATGTGCGCGGGCGGGTTGGTTTGACCCATGTCCTGCAGTATGATTTTGATGGTCAATCCGGGACTCAGGCGATTCAGACACAATTGGGCGCTGGTGAAGAATTCTATTGTGTCAAGGATCGTCAATGGGAGATGATGTATGCGGGCGGTGACACGTCCGGCGAGTACATTTGTCGCGCGATCGACACCAGCGAAGCGGCGAACAAATTCTATTGTATGTATACGGGCGGTTTTGTCGGCGCTCCATGGATTCCGCGGTTTTGGAAACCCGGGGGCGAGTTCGCGCGGGTGGCGGAGTGTTGGCACTATGACAAGGCTACCGGGGTCTGCATTGGTGGCGGTCCGGTTACGGACACAATGCGATTTGTAGCGCACCATCAAGAATGGTTGCGGCCGTTCCCGTTACCGCCAATCCATGATGTCATCGAACTTGTTTGGATGAACGGGGGCGAGCGTTATTTCTACGGTCGCGGTTATGGGTTGGTGGGTTGGAAAGGCGACAGCGGCGAGAGCTATATTTGCGAGGTATATGACGACCGGCCGCCCCAGGAGCGCGAGGCGATTCCTGACGGTCCGTGGTTCGGGCCGCTGTACATGGCTGGGGATGTTGTGCCACCGGTCACGCCGCCAATTCCGCCAGAGCCGCCCGATCCCATCGATCCCGTCCCGCCGTTTGTTCCAGAGCCGGTGGAGCCTGGTCCGGTGACACCGTACCCGGTCCAGCCGGGTCAGGATGTCCGGCCGGTTACGGGCATTGAATTTGTCAATCTTCGGTCTGAGCCTGGGTTTGCTGACGACGCCGTGAGTATCCCGATCGGGGACCGGGTTGGCACGTTGATCGAATCCGCCCGTGTCGTTGAGACGGTGTTTGATGACTTTGGCGCACAATGGGCGAGGGTAGACCTTGGCGCGGTTTGGGTTTCGGTTAACCATGTTGAGATTGTCAAATGACCGAGGACACGTTGCGGATCGAATACGTGCCGCTTGATACGGCGCTCATGTGGGACAACAACCTGAAACGGCACGACATCGGGAAGTTGATCGAATCGTTCCGGCGTCACGGGTTCAAAGATCCGCCCAAGTTCGAGCCGGAATTGAACGCCGGCCGGCGCTTTTCATTTTCCTACCCCGGCCGGTCGTGACCCAGTGCACGCCGACTGCCGCCCCAACGCGGCCTTCGAGGCTCGCTATCTCTCTATTTCAGCGGTTTTATATGATCTTCCAGACACACGATTGCCTCGGTTTTTCCCGTCAGTTGTGGCATCCAGTCAGTTTGAGGGTATACTAGACGCGGTATCAAGGGCAACGCTCGACTGGCAGCTAGTGGGCCGCAATCTGACACACCAGTTACCTCCTACGTTTCCCAATCTCATACTCGACCGTTCCACCCAACAGGAGAGTTCGACATGTCGCAGATCCAGTTGCTCCTCATCATTGCCATTGCCGCCCTGTCTGTACTTTTGATCGTCATTATTCTTGTCCACTTGAGCCGGCCGGCCAGGCGAACCGGCCGAGGTACACCATCCACCCTCGCATCGGAGACCACATCCACCTGGGAGCCAACCGAGTATCCGGAGAAGGAACTTGACCTTGGAGCAGGCACAAAGCCACTTTACAGGAAGGCCAAGTACTTTTTCACGCTCCAAGAGCGCAGGTTTTTCGAGGATCTGTGCCTGGCGGTAGGCCATGATTACCACGTATTCGCCAAAGTCCGGATGGGTGACATCATGTTCCTGAGAAATGAGCCCAGCAATCGCCAGACTGCCAACAACCACATCCGGTGCAAGCACTTTGATTTCGTACTATGCGAACCACCGAATCTGATGCCAGTCATGGTCATCGAACTTGACGATAGCAGTCACAATAAAGCGAATAACAAATGGGCCGACGACTTCAAAGACTATGCTTGCGAGACCGCCAGATTGCCCTTGCTCCGTCTCCCGGTAAAGAATGCAAATGGGGTTTACGACAAGGATGAGCTATTCGAGTTAATCCAGGAAAAGCGGAGAGCAGGCAAGGGTGGACCGGCTCAGACATAGAAAGACCGTTTCCTCTCACATCGATTCGGGTGGTGCCAGCTTTTGCGTTATGTAGTATAATTTGCGCAAGGGTGTCACCACCAACTCGCGGATTCTTGAAATAAATATCATGCCAATCAAAGTATTTGATTTCTTTTCCGGTTGTGGCGGGAGTAGCCGGGGATTCCAAGAAGCGGGCCTTGAGATCGTGTTCGCTTTGGATTCCGATGCGGACGCCAAAGCAACATTTGAAAGCAACATACCCGGGGTCCATTTCGAGCAGAGGAACATTCGAAAATTCACTCCAGATGATCTGCTGCCCCATATCGCTGCTTGTGACAATCATCCCAGGCTCTTTTGCGGATGCGCACCTTGTCAACCATTTACAAAACAAAAGACCACTCGGAAGCACAAAGACGAAAGGGTTTATCTCCTGAATCGATTTCAGGATTTCGTGGAACGTTTTACGCCGGAAGTCGTGTTTGTAGAAAATGTACCAGGCATGCAAAAGGTCACCGGTAAAGATGCTCCATTCGGTGATATTGTAGAGACTCTCCATAAACTTGAGTACCATACCGTGTACCATGTTAAGGCGTCTCAGGAATACGGAGTACCACAAACTCGTCGACGGCTCCTTTTGATGGCTAGTCGACTGGGACCAATATCCTTTCCAGATCCAACACATGGCCCTGGAACCAGGAATGAGAATTACTCGACTGTTCGCGAGTGGATAGGTAATCTTCCCGCGATCCAGGCAGGGGAAACACACCCTGATGACCCGATGCATACGGCAGCCGGATTGTCGGACCTAAACTTGAGACGGATTGAGGCATTGGCAGAGGGAGAAGACCGACGCAATTGGCCGGATGAGCTGAAACTTAAGTGTCACACAAATGGGCACAAAGGGCATACAGACGTCTACGGACGAATGTGGTGGGATAGGCCAGCAAGCGGCCTTACGACTCGATGCAACAGCCTTTCCAACGGCAGATTCGGACATCCATCACAGCATCGCGCAATTAGTATTCGCGAGGCAGCACTGTTGCAAACCTTTCCAAGCGACTACTTCTTTGAAGGGAACCTTGGGTCCATGGCACGCCAAATCGGGAACGCCGTTCCCGTTCTTTTGGCGAGACGATTTGGTGAAGAGATTCTTCGGCATGTGACCACATACTTCGAGGGGGACATTTGATGCCGACCTTTAAGACGAGAGCCCGAGCCGTTGACATGCTGGGACGCCAGCAGATTGCAGGTGTACCGAACGCGATCAGCGAGCTGTTCAAAAACGCATACGATGCCTATGCGGATCATGTGGAGGTCGATTTCTTTCTGTCAGATGGCCTTTTTGTGTTGCGAGACGATGGCATAGGCATGACGAGAAAGGAGTTCGAAGAACGCTGGCTCACGCTAGGCACTGAAAGCAAACTTGGTTCTCAGTTTGGAATGGAGCCTCCTCCGAGAGATCCGCGAAAACCACACCGATCCATCTCTGGGGAAAAGGGGATTGGTAGACTTGCTATCGCCGCAATCGGTCCTCAGGTCCTCGTCCTTACTAGAGCAGGGCGTGGCACAGAAAGACACAATCTAGTGGCCGCTTTCATCCACTGGGGCTTTTTTGAGATACCAGGCATCAACCTCGACGATATCGATATCCCAGTTACTGAATTCGCTGGAGGATCTATTCCAAATCGGTCGGACCTGAGGAAAATGACCAAACGCGTTCGAATGAATTTGGAACGCATCGCTACCAAGTTGCCCGAGCAGGCCCAAAGACGTATATCGCACGATTTGGACCGGTTTGACTTCAACCCCCGCGAAATGATCAGGTTCCTTTCAAAAAAGAATTCTCTTCTGGATCTTGGAGAAGTCGG